ACCAGAGGGCCATCGGACCGTCTTGTTTGTTCTTGGTACCTGCAGACCAGGTAATCAATTGCTCGATAAGAGCCTTGATATGTTCGTTATCGGCTCGTGGCAGATCCAACAGATTATTCTTTTGATGTTTGCCTTGGCTGTCAGTCGAGCCGAAAAGTGGTGCCATAGAGGCGACGCCAAACTCGGCATCCATTTTATTGTTGCCCGTATAATGCTGGACAAGGCGGATACCGCGTGAAGCAAGGAATGCGTTGATCTTTTCATCTTGTGTCAAGAACAACTGGAAAGCGTTTTTCTCAATTACCCATACCTTTGGCTGATACTTCTCAGTCCAATGGAAGATCAAGTCTCTGATCTGTTGAGGTGTAGGTGCTGGCATGCGCGATGCTTCTAGCAAGTAGCGCTTGCCTGTGGTTCTATCGCCTGACATGATGACTGAGAATGTGTCACCTGACATGGCTGGATCCATCGCTGCAACGATGTACTGGCTGTCTAATTTATCTGGATGACCAGGTGCGCCAGGGATAAGCGGGCCGATAGCACGCATACCGCTAATTGAACCTCTAACGGCATCTGGAGCAAATATGGCAGTAGACTCGACATCTTGTTGCTGGTAGACCATTGCCCACGTCTTAGGGTCAATTAAACCCCGACGACGGCGTAGGTGTGGACCAGACCAGCGTGGAAACAATCCATCTTCATCCGCTGGAGTTTCATCAGTATCCCATGGCCGATCAGACTTAGGCCATAACGTGATCCACTTTTCTGGATCATCGTTAAATTCAAGAACGGCTGGCATTGCAAGATATGTCCAAGGGCTGACGTTATCTGGGTAACGCTCAGGGTTACGCATCTCACGATATAGATCCATAGGATCTACGCGGGTACCTACAACAAGGATCTTACCTGTAGGACCTACACGAGTCAGCACTTCCTGCTGGATCCATCGGATCTGCTTTTCATACTCATTAGCATTGGCAAGAGTCACGCAGTCATCGAGGATGATTAAATCAGCACGTGCGCCGTAGATCTGTCCGCCAATACCAAGGGCCTGGACTGTAGGATCTTTTTCACCTGAGTCACGTTCTAAGTAGATAGCATCTTGCGTCCACTTCTCAGCGGTGGCTTTGAAGCCTTCGGCTGGAGCGTAGCGACGCTGAAGTTCTGCCCACTGTGGACTGGTCAAACGTTGCTTGATGGCGTAAAGAAATTCTTTGGCCATGCCTTGAGTCTTAGATACCAACTTGATACGCACATTTGGATCTGTGACGATGCGATAGGTAACGTAGTCAATGGAGATTGTCATGGACTTGGCATGCTCAGGTGGCATGTTGACTAGCACGTAGTTCTTAAATCCTGGCTCATAGGTCATGTTGCCGTGTAGCCAGGCTGGTTCACCTTCTTCAAGAAGTGAGGTGATATTGCGCTGGTGTGGAAAAGTTTGGGAATTCAAATACTTCGCACGAAAGTCCTCGAACGATATGTTCGCGTCATCTTCGCTGATTACGCCTTTTCGCTTCTGGATGACGCGTGAAAGATCCACTGCTTCTTTAAACTGCGGATCTGAGACGCGATAATACTCATATGACTTGACGCTCTTGCCGACTGCGCGGCAAGCGTCTTCAATCTTCACCCCATCGGCAATCAGCGCGATAAGGCGCTTTTTAGCCTCTGGGGCGGACAAAGTTGCCTCTGGGGCAAGTTTGTAATTATTGCTCTTTGGTTTAGCCATTGGGTGAATCTCTCCCTATGTGGTGAGATTAGACCTATCCCACTGCGAAGCATTGCCTATGGGCAATGTTGTGGTTACGTTTGGGGGGCGCCAGGGGCGCCTAACCTATGGGTTAAAGGCAGCCTCTAAGGGCTGCCATTGGGTAGCCGTAGTTCGTCTCAGCGGCAACTTCGCTGTGAGGCTCAGTGTGCCTAGAGCCGAACTGGGCGGACGTATTTTGTTTTAACCCCTATATATACTAAGGCGGGATAAAAGCCGTTTATCCCTACTTGGACCGTGTGATGTTCGTCACATTAAGTAAAACCGCAGGTCAGAGCCTATATTGGTTTAAAAATAATTACCGTTTGAGCCTCGGCGCCTATATTTAGAAAAAATATTGTGGTTGATAGTAATAGTAGTATCACCCCGTAGTTAATAACCCTGGCGTTGAGCCATAGACAGTTTTGCCCGTTTTGTCTAGATTTACCGCCCGCGTTTACGCACGGATTAGGATTGTTTTGACGGCATTGTCGGACGTTTTGGGGTGGTAATGACCTGTCGGTGGTGGATTGTGGAGTGTTGCGGGGTGAGTGGTGAGGGACTGTCCATTACACCATTTCGAGGCACACATCAACCCGAACCGAACATCCGTTCGATACCACTTGAAGGCTTGAAGGTGGCAAGTAGTTGCGAAAACGCGACTATTGGTCATCTCATTATGTGAGACAACATCGGTCCTGGCTCGGTCCTGTTTGTCGCTCTCGGTCCTGTTTTATTGGTTGAGCATTCAACTATCAACCTGCAAAATCACCGGCATTTAAGCCAAAAAAATAATCCGCGACACGGCTTGACTTGTTGCAATCCTTGCCCTTAAACTTGCGACATCGGCAACACCGCCGAACCTCTGGAAGGGTGAAAAATGGAAACAGCAACAGCAAGCAACGGGCAATTCGCACAGTGGCAGATTGTCCGCGACATGGTTAAGAACTTAGACCAGGCACAGATTGACGCCTTGATTAAGGCGATTGACCAGGCTGTACAAGCAATTTGCAACGATTACGAGGTGGCATAAATGCCTAAGTTTACTGTCACATTTCAAGTAGAGTCGGCAGACCGACAGGACATCGCCCTTGCTTTGCGTGTCTTAGAAAATGAATTAAAAGATTCTCTAAATGTCGCTGTTTTGCCTGTGCTAGACCTTGAACTTGTCCCACTGTCTTTCACAATTCGAAAGTCTCGCCGATAATGCGCCTCACAACACGCGGAAAGGTTGTTGTCTGGCTATTAGCAGTCACCGCCCTATTCTTGACAGTGAACTATCTCAATCACCATTGGAAGATTACAACCTGCTCACACACAGCCGAAGGCGTAACGTGTGGCACTACATGGAAGGCTTAATCATGAAAGAATTAGCGCTTGCAGTGCATAGATACGCGCCTAAATTAGATGAAGTGGACAAGGTAAAGTTCTGCATGTATCTCATGAATAAATACGGGCTAGATGACTTGCAAGACTTAAACCTTGCTAACGAATGGCAGGCGTACAACAACTAAGGCGAAACGGCTCTCTGAGCCGTCTAGGCGTGTCGCGCCTACTGATGAGCCTAATCATCTGACTAACACCCTATGGAAGGGACTAAGTATGTCATTTACAACTATGGATGAAAAAACTCTCCCCGAACTATGCGAGATGTACGGCATAGAACTAAAACTAAAGCGCACCAAAACACCTGCCAATGCCACACAATGGCAAAAAGATAGTGACGCCTGGCTAGCCATTTTGTCCTACGACGGCTACCACGTCGCCGTGCCTTACTACACAGGAAAAGCCGTTAAGACTGTGACTGTGGCGGATGTAGTTAATGCGATAGCAAGTGACTACAACATCCACCAATCTTGCCAGACCTTGAAATGTTTTGGCGATTGTTTTGGGTGGGATGAAAACACCTCTAGCGTGTGGGATGTTATCTGCTACAACGCGAAACTGTGGGAAGGATTTATCCCTAGCGCACACCTACGCGAAATGATTGGGGCGTGTGACTACTAATGACTATTTATTACGAAAAGACCTTTCAAGGCGCGTGGGTGTTGTCTGCCTCTGTCGGTGGCTACTACGAACGACGCCAATTTATGGGCTACACCAAAAAAGAGGCAACGCGCCTATTCCGCGAATATATGAAGGGATTAAACAAATGACGCAAAAATCTATTTCGTGGGGTGAACTTGCCGAATTGACCCACGCCACGCAAGTTGAGCAGTTTAATTGGTGCGCTTGTGAAGAACAAGAACAATTTCCGTATGGTGACTGTCCACGATTGGAAAAGGTGGCATAGTGTCGCGCCTCGACTATTGGAAACAGCAAGCACGAGAGGCAGAGGCAGACTTCTTCCGCCTCAACGTCGAGCAGGACAAGATGGACGAAACTGTCACCGCCCTCGTTGATCTAATCCGCGCCTCTAGGCAGGTAGAGCGATTAGAGACACCAGACTTTCCGTCGTGGCTGTAGCACAATCCTGCTACCAATACGACCCACAGGCGGGAGAGTGGATAGCCACCTGCCCCGCTTGTGGCGTTGTTGCGTACTATCCCACCTTGCGGGAAACACTCAAGCAACACCTTAGACATACACGCACAAAATGTCTAAATGGCTACTAGATAGTACTTCTACCGCCCGCGCTTACGCCATTGGCAGCGCAACCAACGCCCGCGTCTACGCTATTGGCAGCGCATCAAGACCCTTGATACGCGTGCCGAGTGAACTGGCAACATTTCACTCTAGCAGCGACGCGGGCTTTTCGCACTTTACCGCGTCTTGAAGCGCACGTGCCTGCAAAATGCTTGACAAAGCCGTGAAATAAGGTTTTAATACTACTACCGCCCGCGTAACCGCTCGGGCAGACCGAAGGGATAAGCAATTGGCAATACATGAGCAAAATACGCGTATCTTACGCGACATTGAGAAGATAACAGAACGAGCATTACAAGAAGCCTGGCTAACAGGCTACCAGCAGGCACTCAAAGACATGAGCAACGACCTAGATGTGAAAGCAAACGACAATGAATAAAGAACTAAGAGCATCCTGTGCAAATCCTGAGTATGATCCTGAGTGGTGGTTTCCTGAGTCTGAGGTAGGTTCTGGCAACAAGCCAGCAATCGTGGCAAAGACAATGGAAACTGTAAAGACAGCAGTCCTGGCTATGCAGATATGCCAAGAATGTCCGCTATTTAAGGACAACTCATGTCTTGAATACGCCATGAAAGACCCTAGTACAATTGACTATGGCATTTTTGCAAGTACGCTCCCTATAGATCGGCGCTTAGCATTGGGACAAGCCCCAAGCGCATGGGACAAGACACATGTCTTCGTCCAGATCAGGCAACAAGCAACCCGCGCAGGTGTACTACCTGTGAAGATTGCACCGAGAGAAAGGCCAAAAGTATCAACGTTCAGATTCGTCAACAAACAGCA